GAGATAAAACAGAATGGTCTATCGGTGAAGCAAGTCCTTATAATTCAAAGAATAGCTATCCGTTTGCCATGTCAGAGAAACGCGCAAAAGACAGGGTCATACTGAAACTTATCGGTGCATCTGGATTTGTATATTCAGAAGAAGAAGCAGAAAGTTTTAAAAATCCTAATCGTCATGTTGAACAAAAGCAAGAAGTCAAACAAGAAGAACCACCACCGTTTGAGCCTGACCCAAACTCTGTATCAATCTTGGAACAAGATTTAACAGATGACCAAATGCGTGATTTAAGTAGAGATGAATATCTCATGTTACAAATACCACCGCAGATTAGTAAATTAATTGATGCACAAGATGCAAATACTTGGCTCAATAAAAACAGTAAGTTATTGGAAACAATTAAACAAAACTATTCAGCAGATTATAAAATTATAAGTACCTTATTTAACAAAAAGCTAGATGATTTAGAAGGAGTAAATAATGGCTAAACAATATGAAGTAATACTGGAGCAAACATTGTTTGAATCAGATGGGCCACCAAACTATCCTGTGTGTTCAGCAACAACTTTACTTGGTGAATGGAATAGTACCACTAAAACAGTAGACTCAAAAAAGATTGTCTTTGAAGAAGGTTTTCAATATTCTATTCAGGTATATGAATCAAAGTATCGCACCGCAAAAGATACCAAGAAGTATAACTTGCGTATATCTAAAGTGATAGATGATGGTCAAGAGATGCCAATCAAACCAGCGATACGAAGGTTGTAAAGAATTTTCTAATATGTTTATCCTGAATAAGGTTTAAAATCATATTGGAAAGGGAACAGTTTCAGACCTATCACATTTTAGAGAGACACTGTTCCCAACTAAAAAACCCTGTGTAGGAAACAATTAAAACCTACACAGGGAGTCTTAATGGGAGGAAAGTCATGATAAAAACTTCGCCAGATAAATCATACGATGAAAATTTACAAAAAGAAATAGAAAAATTAACACCACAAGAATTTAAAAAACTACGCAAGCAATCACTAGATGAGCTAATTAACTTTCAACCACCCAAACCTACACGTCAGACAAGAGCAAAAACAAGATCTAAAGTAGCAAGAAATGTAAGCGGTTGGCGCAGAGGATTGTTTTCATGACAGAACAAAACAACAATAAAAACAAAGCAGTAGTTTGTGTTCCTGTAAATAATAACATTGTTTGCTATATGTATGAAGACCCTATAGCAAGAAAAATAAAAGAAGATATTGATTGGGAAAAAAAGAAACAGGATAGATGGAAGAGACGAGAAGAACAGAGAAAAAAACAAAAATTAAAAGCAAAAGAAGACAGAAAAATACGTTTACGAAGAAAATGCCTTATAGATAAATACAAAGTCAAAAAAGGATGCTGTATGTGTGGATTTAACGCATCACATACTGCACTATCCTTTGTTGTTGATAAAGGAATACAAAAAAGAAAACTTACTGTTTCAAAAAAATTAAAACATATAAAAGAATATTTTAATTATTTAAAACAAGGAAAAGTAACTTGTAGAAATTGTATTGCTATATCTACTTCTATTGAAATAAAACCTACATCTTTTTCTTTTTAGGTTTCTTTCCAGCTTTTTTCATAGCCATTGCAGTTGCAGCTTGCTTTTTCATCGCTGGTGATTTCTTTGGTCTACCTCTCATAGAACCATATGTCCCTTTACCCATAGGCATATTAGTCTCCTTTTTTCTTTTTAGATTTATTGCGTTTGCTAATTGCTCTAGCTTTTGCTCTAGCATCAGCTTTACTACTTGCACCCCACGCACGAAGGCTAAGTAGTAATCTCGTAGGTTTTCCCTTACTGTCACGTTCTGGCCCTTTCATATTGCCCATTCTTGCTAAAAAACTAGCTCGTCTTGGATTGTCTCCTGATTTTACAGGACGTTTTAAATTAGCTCCTGTAGTGCGCTTGAAGTGCGCTCTACCAGCAGCGTTTAATCCACCTTTAGGATTCTGAAACCGTTTGGCTACCATCGACCTGTCTCATTCTTTCAACTAAACGCCTTGCCCTATTTGGCACTTGTGTGTACCACTTTGAATCTACCATTTCATCCGCAGCACCAGTCCAATCTCGTGCATCTACATTTGCTTTCATGCCCTTAAATTTAGATAGTCTTGGATAGCCTAAATTAAACATCATGTTTGCTATAATTAACTGTACTTCTTCTGGCAACTCCTTGAAGTCTTTGTATAGTCTGTGACAGTCCTCTATCGTAACAGTAATATCTAAATTAAAAGCAGACTGCACACGACTCTGTTCAATCACTGTGCCTACTTCCATGTTGCACTCTGGATCATCTTTGGTAATCAAATGCCCAATGCCAAATGTAGGTAACCCCAGATGGTCGAGATATATTTCGTATTTACAGCCCTCGTCTTCGGCTAACTGCTCTCGCAGTTTATCCACGTCCATTTTTCTTTTTGCCTTTTCTAAGTTTTTTGAAATCAGCACCTGTAATTTTATCTCTTGGCGATGCTACTCTGGCTATCTTCATTTGTTTTGGTGAAAGTTTTTTACCTGGCATTTTTCTTTGCTTTCTTCGCTACAGTTTTAGGTTTGGGTTGTGGTTTTACAGACAGCTCTTCTACTCTAAATATACGTTTGCTTGTTGTACTATGTGTTTTTTCTGTAAAGACACTGCCATCTTCTGTTTCATGTGTATCACCTGTATATGGCGCACCATTCTTATAATAATACGTCATTACTTTTTACCTTTCTTTTTCAACAAAGATTGTAATGTTTTGGCTTGACCAGCGTGTGAACGTGATGCTTTACGCAAGCCTGACGCTACCTTTTTGACCTTTGCTTTTTGCTGTTTCGTCATCATTTCTTTTTCGCCTTTTTCTTTTTACCACCTCTAATTAAATCGGCATCTGCTTTTCGTGCGCCACCTTTACCTGTTGCAAATGACCGTACTCTACCAGCCGCCCACTGATGTGCTGATACTTTGGGTCTACTACCAGCAGAATAATATGCACCTAGCCCTCTTTGATATACCTTGCCTAATGTTGCTTTTGATATACCAGATGACTTAGAATACTTTGCTACAACGGCTGCTTTGCTCATCCTTTGCTCCTAATCTTGCTAATTCTATCCATCATCGCTGGTGTCAGTTTACCTTGTCGATATAACTTAGCAGTACGTTTTATCTCTGCTTCTCGTGCCTTTGGGTTCTTTGCACCTCGTACATACTTCTTTGGTACACCACCTTTTGTCTTTGAAACTTTGGGGAACTTTCTCATTCTTTTGGCTTTCTTTTTATTGATTCAGCTAACCCACCGCCAAAGTAAAATCCAATTATCAACAACATTATCTCACCAATATAAAAATCATCAAGAATGCCTCTTATTAAAAATGTATTGCCATATCCTAACAAAGTCATTCCTAATACAAGGAAGAAAGATAAAAGAAATGTACCGCCAAACATCAAAGCAAGGTATCTCTGTGCAATTTTAAATGGAGCATAACTCTTCATAAGCTCTACTTTAGCAGCAGTCTTGGCTTCTATCATTTCGGTTTCAGATGTATGCATAGAGTCAATTAAATCCATGCCTTTTGCCAAGACTTTATCCGAACCTAATATTTTACCTACAATAGATAGCATTACTTTTTACTCATCCATGCGGAAACACCCATGTATGCTCCTACGATACCACCGCCTGTTATATATAGCAAGTTTGACAGGTCAGTCAGCAGTTTGATGCGTGTATCTGGAATGAACGGTGCAAACATCAACAGGGTATAGATTGCCATAAAACATAATACGGCTGTTGCCATGCGCCTTTGTGCAGTAAGTTTACGAAGTTGTGCATTTTCTTTTTTGTCCTGCATCTCCATTTCATGCAAACGCATTTCATCATCATCAACAATGCCATCACCATCGGCATCTAAATAACTGTATTTGCTATCTTTTTCTAACTTCTTCTGTATCATATAGAACCTCTATTATACCAAAGATAAAACACAAACATAAAAAAACCAACCACTGTAATTACAAGTAAGAAAATACTGATTACTTCTATAAAATGTTTTCTGGCTTCTCTTTGTGCATACAGTGTTTCTTTACGTTGCTTGCGGATATCAGCTTCCATTCGTATTAGTTCTTGCCATGCATTTGGCCCACACATACTGCTAATGAGTTTTCTGAGTTCATCTCTCTGATTTTGCAGTTGTTTCTTTTGTGTAAACAGTTCCATCGCTTCCTGTTCTACAGTTTTTCCTGCAAATAGTTTTTTAAATATCGGTGGATTTTTAGCTTCGTGGTGCGCTCTATCTATATCAGATACAGCACTCATCCATCGTGATAAGTCCTTGCCCATAGACTCAATGTCCCTGCCTATGGAAACACCTTTTTTAAGTGCATTGAAAGCAGTACCAGCTATCGCTATTGCACTTACTGGATCAACCATTACACTATCAGCGTAACAACCGTTACGGCTGCTCCTACAACAGCGATTGTTGATACCATCGTTAATCCCTCTAATCGCCACATACGTTTATTCATGTCCTCTAGTTTTTCAACCAAACCTTTGTAACGCTCTTCGCAAATCATTTCATGTGCTGTTAATTTATCCATCAAGCACCCCTAAAAACATAAATCCATTTAGTCTCACTCTCTGCATCCATCCCTGTAAACAAAGTTCCTTGGTCATCTGCGGTCATCGTTTTAAAACTGCAAACAACTCTAAACTCATTACCAGCATCAAGTGGTGCATCTGATATTTCTGTAAAACCAGAGGGTATAACTTTAGTAGGCAGATCATTGCTTGCATTATTAAAACCATAATCCACCAACAAAATAACATCTCCAGCAGCAGTTGTTCCAGCTACAACAGTATCGCTATCAGCAGAACCATCTGCACCATCGGCAGGAATAGTAAAAGTTACAGAATTTTTTGCTTTTAAAAGACGTAGAGTTAATGTGCTTGCCCCTGTAGCTTTTATAAAAAAACTAGTAAGGGTCTGGGCAAATCCCTCGTCTGTTGTATCAACGGTAAATGTTGTAGCATTTGAAACACCTCGTCCGTCATTCCCAATAAATATACCAACACGACCAGCATCATTAGAACTTTGCCCTGTTTTATAATCTGTTCTTGTAAAATTACTTTGATTTACAAATGTTGCATCTTCAGCAGAAGTATCATCTCGGTTGGTTTTTACACCTACAACAATAATTGGATTATCATCGCTGGTATCTGCATTTGATGGTAGCGTGACTGTTTGAGCTGCAATATCACCTTGTTCAGCATTTGTATTTACACTGCCAACAGTGTAAGTAATAGTGTCATCAAACTTATGACCAGATGCCATAATGCCTAAAGGAATACCATTCATTAGCTTGCTGCCAAGTCACCAACGAGTTGCCATGTATCCGTAGCAATTTTGATGCAACTTGCTCCTGAGTGTTGTGCGCGAAACTTTAAAGTAGGTGTTGAATTTACAGTTACACCAGTGCCACCAGCTACTGTTACTTGCCCTGCACCTATCTGGATAAAATCTAGTTTTGTGCCAACAGGATAAGCCACACTACTGTTCGGTGGTATTGTAAGGGTAATAGCAGAGCCGTTAGATAGTGTGACAAGCTTACCACCATCAGCTAATACAGTGGTATATGTTGTGCCTGTCTGTGCGTTAATGGCTTGATAGGCTTGCTCTTGTAATGCAACAGTACCAGTTAAATCAGGTAAGGTAATGGTTCTATCGGCTGTAGGGTCGGTAACAGTGAGGGTAAGTTCATGGTCATTAGATGTCGCACCTTCGAAAACTAAATCTATTCCTGTACTAAGTTGAACATCTGCATTTTGAAAAACAGTTTTCTGTCCTCCTGCAATAGTTAATCTTTGCGACTCAGAGCCATTAGAAATAACTTTAAAATCAAGTCTACCATCTTCAGTTCCATCTGTTACATCAATGGCATCTACGTTTATCTTTGCATAAACAGTTTTATTTCCTGCACTATCCTCTCCGCTAAAATCTATGTGACCAAGAACATCATTATCGGCTGGACTAGAACTGTTGCGGTATAGGTCTAGTGTGGGGTTTTCGGTAGCACCAGAATCCGTTGATGTTAAAGTTAAATCACCTGTGATTGAACCATCGCCTGTACCACTAAAACCATTAATTACAGGAGTAGTAAGAGTTTTGTTTGTAAGTGTATCTGTAGAACTAGTAGAAATAGCTCCTATGTCTGATAACAATTCAGCAGCAGAACGTCCTTCAATGGATGTTCCATCTACTTTTAGAAAATCATTATCTGCTACACCACTTGTAAACTTAGGAATATTTGTATTGGATATGCCTGTATCTAACGTAGCAGCCGTTCCAAGACCCAGTGATGTTCTAACCGTAGCACCAGTTTCAAGCACAAAGTTAGACCCATCTCCTACAATAAATCCACCATCTGTAACCGCCAAACCAGCCACATCTTGTAGTTGTGCATCAAGTCTTGCGTTTGCTACTGTGCCTGATAGTTGCGATGCATCGATTGTTTTGTTGGTTAAGGTTGTTGTACTATCAGCAGTAATGACCCCTAAGTCACTTACCACCTCTGATGCACTTCTACCCTCAATTACACTACCATCTACTTTCAAAAAGTCATTGTCAGCAACACCTGATGTAAACTTTGGTATGTTATTGTTTCCAATACCGACATTCAGTGTTGCCACTGTTCCAAGACCTGAGAAGTTACTTGCATCAAGATAATAACTGCCTTGTTGACCATCGAGTAAATCTGCATCCAATCCTGATGATGCACCATCTACTGTCTTAATAGCACTTAATATTTCAGATGCTGTCTGGTCTGTTGTGGCACTTGCTTCAATACCATCTAGCTTTGCCTTGTCACTACTAGACATCAATCCATTTGCTGATGATGTGGCAACATCTGTCAGACTACTATCTGCTTCTGGCACACCACTGCTTGAGTTGAATTTCAACACACCACCCTTTAGGTCTATGTTATGTGGTAATGCACCAGATGTGGTGTCGGATTCTGGTCTTAGTAAGGCTCTGTCTAATCGTCTTCCTATCTGCTGTATTTGCAAAGCCATGCGGTCAAGTGCATTCTCGTGTGTTTCTGCTGGAAATGGGTCATTGGTTCTGTAATCGGTAGGCTGCGTAAATTCCATATTACGCATCAAAAATACAGTTTCACTTGCCGTAGGAGCAGTCACAAAGGTTACTGTACCACCATTTACATTACCAGTGCCAGTTACAGCATAATTTGTGCTACCTGTTCCGATAGCTCGTACCGACTCTACACCTGTAGCCGTTGTAACAACAATAACTTTAATGTCTGTTGTTTCTAATATCTCAAAGGTAAAACTGAACGCAGTAGTTGTACCATCGCCTGTATATGTATTTGTCGTTGTCGTTGTTGTAACTGTCATTATGAGTACTCATATATTATTATTATACCACCAGTGCCATCACCGCCTGGAAAACTACCACCACTTACAGCACCTCGTGTCGCTGCCCCACCCCCACCAGCACCAAATCCTACAGCATCACCACCAGCATACACTGATGTATCAGTCGTAGTCGGAGATTTTCCACCTCTGCCTCCATAACCAAAAAAAGAATTACCACCTTTACCACCAGAACCCTTATTTGCACCACCTGTGCTTTCCATGATAACACCGTTCTCAGCAGGATTAGTTCCAATATTTAAAATTGGTGTGTGATTACTTACAGTGTTAGCCTGAGAATCTGGCGCACGCGCTATGTCTGGTGCAGCATTATCTGAGTCAGTTGTCCCCCCAGTACCACCTTTTGCCGTTAATGATATTGTGCCATCGTTATAAACAGTATCACCACCATTATCACCAGCATCTTCTCCTGCTCCACCAGCACCACCAGCACCTATGGTGATTGTAGACGAATAACTTCCAGCAGATACATCTATAAATGCAGATTGAATAAAGCCCCCACCATTACCGCCAGATGCTACCCCAGCTTCCGATGTAGTGCTATCAGAGTCTGCGCCACCGCCACCGCCACCAACACCTTGTACATAAACAAGAGCTTGCAATGCGCTTGCATTCGGTGTGTATGTTCCAGAAGATGTAA